TTCACTACTAATCATTTTAATTTTTACTCCCATCAGGATTAAGATTTTCTGGATATATTTTTGTATCCTTTCTAAATTTTTTAGATGATACCACAACTTTGTTGCCACGATTTCTAGATGCCCAATTAACTTTTCTTCCTGTTTTTGTTTTCAGTATTTTAACTTCTGGTTCATACAGTTCTTCGTGTGCTATAGAATATTCTCTTTCAGATATCCAATCTGGAACATCTTCAGAGATATGTACAAATTCCCAATACCCTCTATCAAATATAGGTTTCCATATAGGAGCATTTGCTTCAACATCTGATGCATTAAAATCATCAGGACAATGTCCCAATTCATTATATGCTTTCTCCTGAGCAGCTTCTTGAATTTGCCAATAAGTCAATTTACCCTCCTTCTTTAATTTCTTTTTAAATTCACGTTGTTCTATTTCATAATCATCTTGCTTTCTCCACTCTGGACCTTGAAATATCTCAAACAACACTCCGATAGGATTTTCTGTTATGATACCTTTCTCATACTGTGCCCAAACCTCTCGCTCAATTTCTTTTCTTGTTTGATATTTTAATTGAGAATGTTCTTTATCTCTTTTTTCCATCTTTCTAAAATCATACATCGTCCATCCCTGTTTTTTGACAAGATATCTAATCTCACTATTATAAATTTTGTTAAAGTTTTTTTTATATTTTTTTGCTTCTTTATGAATTTCAGTAAAAGCAATATCTAAATCTTGGAATTTATCGTCCTCATGACTACGATATATCAAATCATGATATCCCCCTACAAATGTTTTACCTTTTTTAGCACCTTCAATCATCTTCGCCACGTTAGGATGAAATGCTACACGATAAGTTCTTTTAAATATTTTTTTAGTCATTTGAATTCACACCTCATCATAATTTCAGTTAGGAATGCCACCATGTTAATCTCTTGGTCAACTACAAATGCACTTTTGTATTGATACTCAGCGATGATTAACACTGCTTCGGGTATAGTTTTAGGTTCTAAAACCGTGTATATATTATCGTATATTTTTCTCATGATGTCAACAGGGTCATTATCCATATTCTGTGACACCCACTTCTTCATGTTAGTAAACTCTTTCTTTTTCAAGTAAGTGTTAAGGCTAGCAATGTGTATATCGTTACTATTCCCAAGAATCCCAGTATCAATTCTCCCACTAGATGAGTATCTTTGTAATTCATTTAGTGTCCTCCTAAAATCAGGGTAAAACTTTTGGACTACAGCAGCAACAACCTTCTCTTCATATTTTACTTTTTCAGTATCAAGTATATCTTTGATACGAGTGAAGAATGTCCTTGCAATCTGTGGTTTCTCTGCTGATGGTGTGGTGAAATCAATAACAGAGCACCTACTATGTAGAGGAGCAATGATTTTATTCTTATAGTTACATGTAAAAATAAATCTACAATTCTTTTGAAACTCTTCTACTAAAGCACGAAGCAATAACTGCACATCAGGTGTAGTATTGTCTGCTTCATCTATAAGAATTACCTTATGCTTTGCCTTTGAAGTTAAAGATACTGTAGATGCATATACCTTACATGAATTACGTACTGTGTCTAGAAATCTACCCTCATCTGACCCATTTATAACCAGTATATCCGTCTCTAATTCATTACATAATGCTTTCGCTACGGTTGTCTTACCAACTCCTGCACCTCCACTCAAAAGTAGGTTAGGAATCTCTCCTTGTTTAAGGAATCCTTCAAATACTTTCTTAGTGGAGTCAGGTAAAATACATTCTTTAATAGTCTTTGGACGATACTGCTCTACCCAAAGGAATAGTTTATCCGACATCGTAGTTTGAGTTAATAATAATGCGATTGTTGTGCTCACATGGGGAGTGTCCGTTATGGATTGTCTTCCCATCAAATATCACAACACGATTTGCTTTGGGTGATACTTTTTCATCACCAATAATTGTGTCACCATCACTATCATTTACATAATAAACTGCAGTGTGGTGCTCTCCATCCATATCTACGTGTGGGGTATGTGCACAAGCATCTGGAAGACAAAATGGATTATAAAGTGTCATGTCAAGACGTGCTCTCAATATTCTTGGAGACTTAACATGGTCTTTAACTTGAAATAAAAATGGCATCATTAATGACTGGAATGGACTCGGAGGAGTCTCACGCATTATGTCATAAAAATGATTAGAAAACCCATGTAATCCTAATTGTTTAGATACTTTCCCATCAACGGTAATATCAGGTGAATAATACCACTGCATCTCACCACCTTCAACGAATTGTAGTATTTCGCTGTGGTAAGATGGAGTTAAGAAATCATCTATAACTTGCATTAAGGTTCTAAAGCAATGAAGTAGTTAAGAGATGAATAAGTTAATGAATAGAAGTTTGCAATCTTTTTCTTACTGATACAAACATGGTAACTTCCTTCTATTAATTTTAGATTCTCAACTTTAAAAGAGAAATTAAAGTTACGGTCTTCTTCAGTTGTTTGTGAAGGGTTAGAAAAGAAAACTTTTCTTAGAGGTAATGAGAATACATTAGATGTGTCATTCTTTTTATCTTTAACACAAACACTATACGCTCCACCATAACCTTGCACACATAAATCTTCAACACCATACACTCTTGCTGCCTGCATCAGTTGTGCGATGTCTGCTTGAGGTAAATCAAACTCTATTGCTTTATCAGGTAGGTCTGGATTAAACTCAGGAATCTCTCCAATCATGGAAGGGTCACTATAATAGTAAGTTGTCTTTGCTTTTGTTGCTGCATCAAAGATAACCACCTTCTTATCATCAGGAAAATTAAGAGTAGGAGTTTCAAATAATGAAAGTGCTCCTAGAAATAAAGGTAAATCATAGATTGCCATATCTGTAGGAATAAACTCCTTAATATCAGTGTAAGCAATGATATTTTTGTTTACAGATATAGTATCAATAAATTGACCTCTCTTAATTAAAATTGATTTATTAATCTGTGAAAAGTTTTTTAGAAAACCAATCGTTTGTTTTGAAAGTTTTACTGTTTTCAACGATTCCAACTGTGTGTTGGTTGTAGGTGCTGCTGTCATAATTTAGTAATCTTGTGCTGCGAAATTTGCTGCTGAATAGTTTGCCTGAGTTTTAGTGTGGAAATGCATCAGTAATATACCATAGTGTAGCACCTTTAGAAGGTCTTGTCTAGCACTTCCTTTCTTATCGTAACGTGAAGCATACTTTAGAATGTTACTTCTACAGAATGCTTCAGCATCACCACATGCTTCGATTAAATCGAGCGTTTGGATACTATCATCACCCGATGAATAGTGCAATCCATACGTCGAGGAGACATATGCTGTTAACTCCTCGATGAATTGTTTTTCTCTATACTTCATAATATCAGTCTGCTAAGATATTGTCAAGGTCAACCTCAGCATCTATCTTATCATACAATTCTAGGAATGATGCTTTTGTTTCATCATCGAAACGATTGAGACATACCTTGATTGCCTTCAAACGATTTTTCCAGATACCAAATGCACGAATGATGTGGACTAGACGACGTGTAGATATGATTTCATCAACACCACCATCTTTGAATGTCTTACGAATCATGTCTGCCCATGCAACAAGATTCTTAGTAAACTCATCGTCACAGCAATTCAACTCTGTGCAGTAGTTTGTGAGCATTTTTACTTCTGTTTTTGGGGAAGGGTATTCCTGCTCGAAGGTAACTGGGAATCGCTCGAGGAAGGCTTCGTTGAGCACGTTAGTTCCAATAAATCTTCCGTCGTCTGAACCTTTACCCTTAGTATTTGCGGTGGCGAATACGTTGAATCCTGCGGAGGGTCTAACGAATCTGCCAATTTTCTTAAGGAAAACTCCATTTCCCTCAAGGATGCTCTGAAGGCAGAGAATTTTGTTAGAGGCAAGGTCGATTTCGTCAAGGAGCAATACAGCTCCTCGCTCGAGGGCTTCAATGACTGGGCCATTGTGCCATACGGTTTCACCATTAACAAGGCGGAAACCACCAATAAGGTCATCTTCATCAGTTTCAACTGTAATGTTTACACGAATTAACTCACGACCTAGAGCAGCACATGCTTGCTCCACACCGAAAGTTTTACCATTACCACTCATACCAGTGATGAATGCAGGGTAGAATATTTTAGATTGAATAATCTTTTTGACGTCAGCATAGTTACCGAAGGGCACATAGTTTGCATCCTTAGATGGCACTAGAGATTCTTTAGTCACAGGTGTTGCTGTTTTCTCAAGTTGCTCACGCACTTCTTGCACAGTAAGATTCCACTTACCTATGCCAGTTTTGTATGCTTTCAAACGCTTCTTCATTGTAGCATAGGAGCACTTGAAATGGTCAGCAGCATCTAGTAGATGCTGAGTATTTACATCGTCTCCAAATTTTTTAGCAAGATAGTCTCTTGCGTCGTCTGTTGTCATTGCGATTGGTTCGAAAGGCATAATGTTTCTCTGTTGTCTATACTATTATTATACAGCCTCTAGAGAATTTGTGAAGCTCAACCATGACGGTTTTCTATCTGGCACACGCAAGTAGTTGTCCTTTACCCAAGGTTTACTAGAAACATATCTACGATATGCAGTGATGGTATCTATGGTATCATCATATTTGAATTCATCAGGCATCGCACGAGCGAATGGAGTATGTTTCTCAGGGCAACCGTATTGATATAGTAATGCTGCTAAAGTTATACTTCTCTCACATGCATGTGTCTTTCCATATCTATATGTATACTCTTCACACAAAGAAATACCATGCTGTAGCAACCACTGGATATTGTGGTCAGATTCTGCAACCCATTTTGTACATGGATGATTGCGAAAAGCACCCTTATCTGTTTTGTAAGGAGTGCCATCCGCTTTGAATACTTTACCTATGTTGTGATACCA